AAATTAACTAAGTGGTCACCACTATATGATTCCATAATCCTCATATTGATAACATTATTTCTTTTGTCAGAATTTTGTTGTCCTTTATTGTCTTCTTCCGCAGTATCTTTACTTTCAACATAACCGACATTAGACCCTGACTCTATAAACTTAAAAATGGCGATAGGTTTATTATTATAAGACCATATTCTTTCTTCACCGCCTGCCTGTATAACTTCGAATAAAAATCTATTCATATCACCTTCACCACCATACATCATTTTACCACCATCACTTTCAGGATTAATCCTTAACATATCTCTAAAATCAATACTATCTATCTCTAAATTAATACCTTCAGTAATTAACCAATTAGGTATGAGTGGGTTTATTTTACATAAAAAACAACTTTTTAATTTATCTGACATAGAAAATCTAAGACTATTAGAAAATATATTAATTTCTTTAATTAAAAATCTACTTAATAATCCTTGAAGTTTCCTTAAATCTAAACTCAACACTGTGACTAATAATTCTACTAAAAACTTTATTACATTGTTTAGTGCGTCTTTTACAACATTAACTAGATTAGGGATATCACCTATAGTGGGTACAATATTACATATAACAGTAAACATTGAAAGTGCGTTGAGTATAGATTTTTTCTTTTTCTCTACGGTTTCAGCAATTTTCTTTCGTTTTTTTTCTATTGCGTCAGTAACTGCTTTCGTTTTTTTATCAACACTATCATTGACATTATCCAAAGCATCATCCAAGTTATCAACAGAATCACTTACAGAATTTGTTACCTTATTGATAGTATTTTGTAATTGTTCTTGTTGATTTTTTCCTGGTTTAATTTCTTCTGGCATAATATAAAACTTTAATCATCCCCCAAATCATACTCTGTATTGGACTTATTTTGTTGCTCCTTAAATAATTGTCTAAGAAGGTCTTTGTCTTCTTCATTAATACCACCATTTGATTCAGTATTACTACTATCCTCTTCTTTATTAGATGATACAATTTGACTTTGTAGTTTGGCTAGTGAAAGTTTTTTATCGATTGCTGAATCAATAAGTTTTAAGGTTTCATTGTTAACTTTACCTATTTGGTATTCGTCACCAATATCCTCAACCTCAGCCCTACTCTTTCTTTCGTTGAGTTCTTTACGGGCAGAGTTCATTAAGTTTGAACTGTCATTATAAATTTCTTGCATAAATTCAGTCAAACTATCCTTATTAAGGTTTATTTTCGTTTTCTTTGGTCTAGACATAACTCTTTTCTTTATAAATATTAAATAAAGATATTTTTTGTTACAATTGACCCTTATCTATCTTATCGTCTTTAACTAATTTATAGATTTTCTTATATCTTCTCATACCTAACCTAATATCTTTGGTGGTTAGTCCTGTGATTTCTCTAATGTATGATAGGATAAGGTTCTTGTTGTATTTGTTTCCACTTTCTACTTGTTCAAATATAGTTTCCCAATTATCTAATATAGTAATAAGTGCATCCCCTACTTTAATTTCATTTTCATTAAGTTTAGTTTTTTCCATCTCTTCCTTTATGGAATCAGATATTTCAATAATAAACTTATCTAGGGGGGTTTTATCTTGATGCTCATCTATATAATAGATGTTTTCTGGCCTTTCTTCTACAACCCTATAAACATCTTCATATGAAACATTCTGTTTCATTTTCTTATCATCTTTAATTAGTCTACCTAGTAAATAGTTTTTACATATAGTACCAAAATAAGAATATGATTTTTTATTAGCATCAAAGTTAAATTTTGACATTTTAGTTGCCAAAAATGATAGTGTATCCGTATGGATATCCTCAAAAGTCATTCCTTTAGGGTATAGTTTATACTTCCTAATGATTGACTCAATCATCTTATTTAACGGATCTTTTAAGTCTCTATTATATATTCTATCTCTCTCATAAGCATCCTCAGATGTACCAGTCCATATTTCTTTGGCTTTTTCTGGGTTGGTCTTAAACTTAGGGTCATTGATATCTGGTATCATGACCCCTAAGCTTAAAAACTTTATAACTGCTTCTTCTTGAGGTGGACCGAAGTATAAATCATTAACTCTTTTCCTTCCTCTTTTTTTCTGTTCTTCTGACATCTAAGATGTTTATACATCGTATGTTATTTCTCTATCTTCAGCCCAAAAATATTCTTTCTTAGCTTGTGTTTGCCAAAATTTACTTTCAAGTGGATTCATTCTTTCTCTGTAATCCATAAATAGAGAACCTTCTCTACTATTTGTGTGCTTGTAACCCAATTTAGGGATAACTTTCACTGGTACTGAGTTATACGTCATTCTCAATAAGAACTCATATGTAAATGTTAATTCCATATTTGTTTTTAATCCACCGAAATCATTAAAAAGCTCCTTCTTTACAATCATACCATCAAAGTTGAAGTTAGCAAAACTCTGTAATACATTATTATCAATGTACCCCATTTCTTCTGAGAAGTCTTTTGCCCATACTGCTTCATTTGTGAATGATAAGAATTGACCTTCTGGACTAGTTTCAAAAACAATTGGTAAGAATACCCCTACCTCTGGATAATGTGAGATATACTCTTCACCAGACTCTAACCAAATATTAGATAACTCATCATCACACTCTAAGAATGTGAAATATTCTGTTGTAGTTTCTTCTACACCTTTATTGATTTGACCTTGAAAAGATGTATTACCATCATTTTCTACTAATCTTACATAGTCTTTAGTCTT